ACTTTTTTGATTTCGGAATCAAAAACCTCTCAAGCCACTTGGGCCTGTAGATGTTCCCATATCTAACCTAAACTGCATACCTGACGTAGTGCCTGATCCGCCGTCTGGTTTTTTGTATCTCATATCAAACCTACCTGGATTATACCACAACTCTGAACAAAATGCTCTGTCATCTCTCACTTCTTGCCTGTTAGGTATGTTCTCTAACCTTCTTACATTAGATAAACAATTCTCAAACCATACTTTACCTGGTGTTTTCTTTTTAGAAATACTTACTCCTTTTTCTAGCATCTGCATTATATCATTTAGATGTTCGTTTGATTTCTTAAGTGATTCTGTACTTACCGTAGTCATTGTACCTTTGCCTAATATATCAGATACTCTCTTACTGCTCCACATTTTACAAGACCAATATCTTGCTTTGTACTTTGGACCTGGGTTATCACAGTTGTGTCTTGCCCTAAAGTTTCTACGCCTTTCTGGATCATCACGTTTTATGTCTAACTTAGGATCTCCAAACTTAACTTGTACAACATTGCCCTTGTCGTTTTTTACATATACACCAAACTTCTTGT